ATATACTGCATAGTCTTTCTGTAGCGGTGTTAAATTAACTTGTTGTTTGCTCATCTTGACTTAATATCTCTGTTATTTTTAATTGTTCTTCTGCACGGGCTAGTTCCTGCTTGGCTTGATTTACATTTTGTCTAGCAATTTTAACAGCAGGGTGATCGCTGGGCAAGGATATTAGGACTTCTTCTTCTATCTTTTTCTTCTTTGCCCATTGTAATAGATCTAATGCGTCTGTATCTAATGTAATTAATGCATACGAAGCGTTGATATTTGTCCAATTAGAACCGTTAAACACTTGGATATCAGAACCCCAAACTCGCATCATCCCTTGAATAGGATTTTCGTTGTTCATAGGTACATAAGGTAAGGTGGTGTTACCACCTGCTACCGAAATGCCCGCACCGTTTGTTAGACCTTTTATCATGCGTTTGCAGGAATAATATATTTGTAAGTTGCTAGGCCACTGTCTAATGTAATCTGCAATGCACCTGCATCTGAAATACTCAGTTTGCAATTATTAACATCTGAAATTTTAAAAATACTTAAAATAGCATTAATTGGCCAAGTGTGTGCCTTTGTCAAGTTACCTGTAACGCCAGTTGCAAAAATAAATTCGCCTCCATGTGTGCCCTGATCACCAAAAATAAACTTTAAATTTCCTTTGTCGGTTTTTGCCAAAAAGGTAGTATGTTCGCTATTAGCACCTGCCTGGAATTGAAAACGTTGGATTGCCTGTTTAGTTGGCTCAATTTCTACATCCCAATTTGCTCCGCGAAACTTAACAGTTTTTAATTTTTCGTTGATAATATCTTGATTCATAAAACCGTAGTCGTTTTTAAAATCTCCTGTAGAATTTTCAAAGTGAATACCGATTGGGATATCTACTCCGTTTCGTTGACCTTTAACAATTTCAATTTTAGCGTTTTCTTTGTATTCAACACCTTCAACAAGATATTTTAACTTGTTCAGTTGTGGCATACCAAACACTCCTTCCATTTCTGGATAAGGTTTAGTAGTTTCTGCATACATGATAACTGTTCGATCATCTGCCATAGAGTCGATTTTAGTTGATGTTGCTTCGCCTGTAATTTTTACAATGTTCAAAAAACCAAGATTGTGTGTATGGCTTACGATGTCTTGTAGAATGTCTTTCATGTTATAATTTCCTTTTATTAAGTATATTTAGAATTTTCTGTGTAGTCAACTTTATTTTATTCAAAATCAAATAAACTACTGAACGTATTATTTTGTGTAGTGGAATTTAAATCCCACTCTAATACACCGATTAAATTATCAACTTTGTTGTTAATAATTGTTGATTCCATTTCTCCGTGATCAAACGGCAAATCTTGAAACCATTTTGGTAAACGCATTTCATCAACCGGATATGCAACTGATGTAAATCCTAACGGATTATCTTTTAGTTTACAAACAATAACTTTCATACCGTCGACAATCTGTTGACTGTATTTGTCACTATTCATACGCTTTAGAGTATTCCAGTTGATACTAGCTCGAACGTGCCCGGGCATATTAGCCTTACCTGCTTTTTCTTCCTTAGATTGATATTCCGCAATATTATTAGCACGTTTAGGACTACCCTTTTCCCATCCAGGACGCAGTTTAAATTCAGTTCTGAATTCGCTGATCATCTCTAAGATTTCTTTTTCTCCTGCACCGTTTAATACCTTGTCAAGGATCTTGCTTAAAAAGTTTTGCATAAATTCAGGTGTATCACTACGTTTCAAATCTAGACCCATGGCCTTGATCTTGCCTGGTTTACCGTTTATATCTTGTCTCTTACCGTCTTTGTCATAATACAATACTGCATATCTTTTCTTGGTAATAAACAATCCTTTGCTAGCAACAATTTCTCGACCTGCTTTGATAACATCACCGCGACTTTTAGGAGTATGAAAATCATCTAACATTAACTGAGGAAATGTAGAATTAACTTCGTCTGCAATGGTATCATACAAACCAATTACTGTATCTCTGTCCCAAGCAATTTGACCTTTATTGATTTCATTTTTCAATGTGACATATGCACTAAAATACGCACTATCGGTATCTCCGTATATGATGCTTTTACCAACGTGGTTGTAATCGCCTGTGATAATTTCATTTACTTTAGCGGCCATATGCCGAGCAATTCTACGCCCGGTAAGGGTGGTTGACTGACCAATACGACCGTCGAAAAACCGGCAACCAGGATTAAGGATAGCGCCATACAAACTGTTAAGATTAATTTTTTTAACGAGCTGTCTCTTGTCCCAATATTCTTCTTCAATTTTATTTCCTGCATCAATAGCACCTTTTAATTTTGCCTGTAATTCTTTACGTTCTTTATACCAACGAGCTAACAGTCCGGGAATAACACCTTCTTTCTCGTAAGTAAAAATTGTACCATTTGCACTTAGGCCCCATGGTTGTTTATTTTCAAATATTAAATGATATATTTGAGCACCGCTCAACACATCACTTCGACCGTCTTCCCAGTCAACTGTAATATTATTTGTTTTGTCTTTAGACATGACAAATTCATACTCGTTACTGCCAAATTTACCTTCCCATGCTAGTGCAAACTTTCCACCATTCTTAGCCATATTAGCTTCGATCTCAGCAGTGGTATAATCTTGACGTAGCTGACCAATAATAGTTTCTGGACCCATGTTAAGAGCACGAATGACAGATGGATACAGACTGTTAATATCCATTGAACCAATCCAGTCATGAATACCTTTCTTTGGATAAGCAACATACGCCCCGGCTGCTTGATTGGTAAAGCCTTCCTCTCGATGTGGTCGACTAGGAACCTGTAGTCCTAAACTGTGTGCTTCATTGATAATTGCCTGTTCAGTAACTGCAACTGCTCCCATTGTGGTTGCCAACAGCACAGTATTTTCATGTGCAATACTATTAGCAAGATCAATAAATTTTAATTTTTTATCTAGTTGATCTAGTAGTGCAGTATCTTGCCGGTTATATTCAATAAACTTTTTAAAGTCATTGTTATATAATTGATCAAGTGTTCCTTCGTATTGCGTTTTATGTTGATTCAATTCATATTCGGCAATTGCATCTAAACGATAACTATGGCGTTCTTCGTATGTATATTTTCTATATAATTCTAAACTATCTAAATGAACTCGTCCAACTAAATCGTATGTGATTGCTTCTTTACCAAATTTTTCATATTTGCGTTTCTTGGGCATTTGATCCCAGCGACACAATCTCCGAGTGTCTTCTTTGCTCAGTGCTTTGATAATTCGATTGACGGTGTATGGCATATCGAATCCTTCGCTATTCCATCCGCTTATTAAGTCTGCATCTTGAATTAGATCTAAAAATACTTCTAACATTTCTGCTTCTGTTTCAAAAAGCATAGTATTTGGAAATTCTTTAACTTCTTCTAAAGCCTCTTGCATTGTAAGTGTTTTTGGAGGAACCGCAAGACATACCAGTGTATCTAACCATTGCAAGTGAACAGCAATCGCAGTTATTGGCATAAATGCATCGTCGGGCGATGCATAGCCTCGTTCTGGATCAAAGTCCACCTCAATATCCCAGAATGCAACATTTAATTTTGGAGCATCTTTACCTAGATAATTTTCTTCTAAGCATCTAAATACCGGATTAATATCACTTTCAAATAGCTTGTGATCGCCGTGTATTCTTTGTTCTTTTGTAAATTCTTTCCAGTTTCTGCATGACACTCTGCTGAGTGCATCACCAAAAATGCTTCTATACTTTCCTTTGCTCTCTGGATAGTAAAAGACATATCGGGCTGGATATTCTTGATAGATTTGACCTTTGATAGGATCTCGCTCAATGACTTTTACAACATCATTGTCGCGATCCCATATGGCATCGACGTAACTCATTATTATTCTCCATTGCAATTTCCGGCTTGCAAAATACCAAATTGATCATTTATGGCTGATCAAACCTTTCTCATTAATATTTATTATTATGCAAGCAGCATTCTTATAAGTCCGGTAATGTCGATGGTGACCAAAAGAACATAATTAGCCAACATACCAAAGGAACGCCTAGTATAAGCACACCAAGCATATATAGCACATCCAGAAATCCATATTGGATAGAGAAAAAGTAGTGGGGGGTTTGGTACGGTGGTTGCCATAACGATAGCACACCCAATAGAAATAGCCCAAGCAACGACCTCAAGACAAAAACGTATTCGATTACTTTGCCAATCTTCTTTGATCCAGTTGATTGTTCCTCCAAAAATTTCATTCATTAGTCTTCCTTACGAATATTAGCATGACCGCTAATGTCTACAATTGTTTCGAGATCGTCAAACTCTCGGAATATTTGATCCCATTGATCTTTGAGTGCAATACGAATTGCTTTTTTAATAATGCTGGGTTTAACTTCTAGTTCTTCTGCCACAGCCTTAATGGTATCATTAAGACCTTCTGTTAGATCTGAAATCTCTTGCATAACAGTCACTCCTTCTGAAATGATCTGTTTAATTTTTGCCTGTTCGGGTGCGCCGAATGCTTTAGTCATAAAAAATCTCCTTGTAGTATATTATATATACTTGCAAGGAGAAAAGTCAAATAATATTTTTGATTATTGTCCGTTGAGATCTAATAACTCTGATTCTAATTCTTCAATTTGCATTAATACAGTTTTATATAAATCTACAAACACATCATCTAATTCAAATACTGCTGATTCTAATGCACTTTGAGCTTTCATAACTTCATCTTCGTAGTATTGAAATTCACGGGGATTTACTTTTACCTGTTCTGCAACTGCTCTTAATTGAACAATAATATCATGTGAAGTTCTTTCATATTTGATTGCTCTGGTAATTTCTCGTGCCTTACTAACTGCTGCTTCTAATTGTTCTTTTTCCTGGGATAACTGAGCAATTTTTTGTTTTATTCCCTTGGCATCTGTAGGAGAATTAATTTCGCTAAGTCTATAATTTTCTGATAATTGTTTAACTAATAATCTTTCAAGATGTTCAGCATAAGTTTTCTTATGTTTTGTATCGCCTTGTTTTACTGCTTTCTTTTTATCTGTGTGAACTTTGGTGCCAGTGTTCTTCATGTTTTTTACAACAGGATTACGGGGTTTGCTTGCTGGAATTTTATTAGGTGTTTTTGCCATAATTATCTCCTTGCTGGTCTTGCAAAAATGCTGTCACTGTCGAGTGCATTTTTAGCTGTGCCATATTTTGTTTTCTTTTGTTTTGCTCGAGGAGCAACTGCGGTGTTTGCACCCATATCTGCAGTAGAAGTAGCTCCGCCTGTAGCAGATTCATTTGTATCAGGTGCAGGTCCTTGATCTAATCGATCACCGTCTTGTTGTTCATGTGAACTAATCATATAATCCATGACACTTACAATCATACCTTTAGATTGGGCAATTTTTTCAATAACCCATGTTGGTAAATTTTCGTCATCATGCAATGCACGCTCTAAATGACTTGATACACGGACAATGGTATGTAGATCATTTTTGATCATTTGACCTTCGTCATTATATTCATCATAATCAGCTGCTTCAAATAATTCTTTCATTCTCATTTTGTTTTCTTCTTTGTAGATTTTGTATTCCATGCAGATACTGGACTTACTCTGTGTGTGTCGTCAGTTTCTCTACTTTTGTGATCGTTAGATACTGTTTTATGATCAGTTGGTATTGTATTCATTGCAGAATGAATCATATTGTGTTCTTCTTTGGTATAAGGATGCACAGTATTATATTTTTCAATCCAGCTGGCGCTATCCATATCTACTGCTTTTTTACTTTTACCGTCAGCCATGGCCATAGCCATACCCATCCTATAAGCATGATTAGTTCGATCGTATCCACCTACATCTCGGCTTTTGTGGACCGCTCCCATCGGGCCTTTTTGATGATGAGGAATTTTACCTTCTGGTTTACCTTCTATAATAAATTCGTATGCTCTCATTATTGACCTTTTGTGCTGGCACGTAACATCCAACCATGCTTACGATGTGCATCCATACGTTCTGCTAAGAAGTTAGAGAAACCGTGTTCTCCGTGTGCCTCTGCAATGTCATAGGCCATTTTTAATATTTTAACCATCTTTTCGTTATCATTAAGCAGTTCTAAAACCATTTGATCTTTAGGGATAACGTGTGTCTCGTCAGCAACCTGACTTAACATATTAAATCGAGTGAAACTAGCAGGAACATATGTGCCTACTCCGCGAATTTTTTCTGCAAATTCGTCAATACTTCCGTATACTTCTTCATAAATTTCACCAAACAACAGATGATATTCGTGAAAATCTGAGCCTTCTACATTCCAGTGAAAGTTGTGTGCTTTTAGATAAAAACTAAATTCACTAGCAAATGCTATCTTAGTAGCGTTGTATAAGTCATCCATTTTTCTTTCCATACCATAGTTCAAACCAAGCGGGCGTTCCTGGTTTAATATTATTCTGTTTCATGTATGCAGCTTTGTCGTTGCCCGACATTAGGCTGTCACCATTCTTATTTATTTCTCTTTGCTTGGCTTTGTATTCCTGCAAACGAGATTCACTGCCTAATCCGCCGAGATAGCTGGCAATTTTTAATTCTTGTATAGGATCATTTGGCGAGAGATAGCAGTCATCTGGACTGTCTTGTAATATATCTGCTTTGGTAATCCTATATTGCTTCATTTTTTATTTTCTAATATCTTAATCAACTTGGCCATTTGTATTTCGATACTTTCATCTACTGGAATTACTCTGCTTTCAGTTTTCTTTTCGCCCTGTGTAACAACATGATGTGCACGATTGTCAATATCAGAGCGTTTTTCGTGTGCTTGATAGTGTCCTGTCCATTTTCCAAAAAACTTCTTAGCGCCCGGACTATCAGATTTTGGAGCAGGTTGAGTAGTTTTTACCGTTCTAGTACCAGAAGTTCTAGTTTTAGGATTGTTATAATGAACTACATATTCGTATGGACCGTTATCAACAGCTTCTTTGTTTACTGTATACTCAATACCTTCGTAACAATTCCATTTGCGGAGTGCCAATGCTTTACGAGTAGGATCACCATTAGGTTTCTTCATAGGGCCTTTACTTCCGCCCATTCTAGCACAGAAACTCTTACGACGTTTAGCAGCTTTGCTACCTGGTTTTAATTTACTAGGTTTAGTAGTCACAGCTTTTTGCAAGTGACTTCCTGGATGTTCTCTGCGATAGCTAGCAATGCCTTTAGCATTTAATCCGCCTGTTTTACTTTTTCCTGCTTTGCGATGCCAAGCAGCAGATTCTAACAGAGTATCATCATCTACCGCATCAAAGTCTTCCCAAATAACTTCTGGATCAACTCCGTACTCGGCTGCTACTTGCTCAACCATTTCTTCAATAATATCAAATTGTTCGTCAAGAGTTAATTCTTCCTCTACTCCTTCGATTTGTGGCTCGTAGTACCAACCCATACCAGGATCTTCGCTATCAGTGAGTTGTGGATTATCAAATTTAAAATATGCAATTTGTTTATTTCCCCAGTAGCCTTTGAATGTGCCAGTATCATCATCAAAGTCTTCGTGGTCAAAATGATCTGCTTCAAATTTTTCAAAGAAGTCACCGCTACGACTATAGTGTTCTGGTTTGGGATACTTGTAAGGATCATCTCCCGGTCCTTCTTCTCTACCGTCTTTATTTTGAGAAAATTCAGTTAAGGATCCTTCTGACATACTTTTCTTTTTCTTTTTAGCAATAGCAATAGCTGCCTGTTGTGCAGCGTTAGCGGCTTCTTCTACATCTT